AGTTTATATCATTATCTACATGCCATTCATAAAACCCACCTTCTGGATATTCAGTATACTGTGCCATTTCATTTATTGTCATTCCATCAAAACCAAAATGATTACCATTTGTAGTTTTCATAATTTTATTTAAATCTTTGTACATTCCATCCATTTTAGAAAATGGTATCCAACTAATATGTGAAGTTCTAGTTTCAGTATCTAACACACCGCCTCTAATACCTTGCTTGTTTCCAACCTGTGCGTCGTTTCTAGGCTCTGCACGTCCTGCAGCAATAATCATTTTACATTGTTCAGGTGTAAAAATAGGTTTTGTGGTTTCTACTATATAAGATTTCCATCGTGGTTCTGTTATCATATTAATATCCGTATTCTACCCATCCTGTTATTATATATTTATCATTCGATAAAGGTGGGTTGCCTCTATGAATGTGTGTAAATTGTGAAGGCCAAACCAACAATGTATTTTTTTCAGGTTTAAAACGACACTTTTGATATAAAAATTCTGTCTCTCCACCCTCGTTCACATCATTAAGATAAACCATAAAAGCTAGTATTCTATTTCTTGCTTTCATTTCTGCATTCTCACAATGCCAAGCATGATAACCTTCACCAACTTTAGTCTTTTGTATTTTAACTTCTAGTATGTTGTGTGTTGCAAGTTTTTTAAGATAAGAATATTTTTGAACGTATAAAGGATATACTTCTTTAAAAAACATATCTATAAAAGGTTTGTTGTTATAAGTCATTGCAACATTAGTATCTCTTATAGTATCAATTGCATTATCTGATACCAACATCTCATCTTCTCGTCTTGGATATACTGCACCTTGTTGTTCACACTTATTAAAATAATTTGTATAATCATCTATTAATTTATTAGGCATAAAATTTTTAAATAACCCTATGTGGTTATCTATATAATATTGTTTATCCATTAGTTAGCCCCTCTATTTCTAATCGGATCAAAATCTACATCACAGTTTGCAGCAAGAGTTCGTCTTGTCTCATCGGTTCCATTAAATGGATATACACAGTGTCTCATATCATAGGGAAAGATATAAAAGTCTCTAAGGTCCATGGGTGGTTGATAATCTATCTTAGCAAACTGACCATTGGCTGCCCCTAATATTTGCAGTCTACCATTCTGTTGTATGTGCTCTGCTGAATATTCTTTACCATATGTTGATGGTAGTTTTAAAATCATTACACTAGATAAACCTGTATATAACATTCCTCTATGAATGTGAGCTGGATTGTATTCATGCTGTTTCATTTCATTAACCCATATAGAATTTAAATGAGTTTTATAATCTCGTATAGCATTAAAATTTAAATAATGATTAAACACTTGCATAAAATAATCTGTTACATTTTTAGGCAGAACGTTATGGTTCTTCATCTTTGTTTGATCTTTACCATGATAATATAAAGAATGTTCTTTTTCTATTTTACCAACTAACTGTCCGTTAGCGGGTGCAAGACCATTATAGTTTTGTTCATAGATTTGATTAATAGACATAAAAATATCCAATGGCACTTCGTATTTAATAATACATTGACCTAAAAACGTTGGTTTAAAATTTAATGTGTCCATATAATTTTCTTATACTTTCTGGAATCCTTTCAATGTAAGGATTATATACTTTTCTAACAGGTCCATCAAATAGTTTATGCATATTGTTACCAACTATTTTATCATTATAAGATAAACCATTGACATTTACTTGATCTAGATCAATAAATCTGTGATTAAAATAAGGTTCATCTAAAAATTGATATATTTTTCTAAACTCTTGTTCAGGGTTTGTAACTATATCATCATATTTTACATAATGACAAATACCTGGATAATTAAAACTATTTTTTATAGCTTCTAACTCTTTTGCAACAGCACCTTTATTATTCATTATCATCATTAATTTTTCTTCATCGGTATTTAAATTATGTCGATTAGGAAATGCATCGGGGTTTTTTGTATACCATTGCATATAACTAGCAAGTACATCCATTAGATCTCTTAGTATTACAATACATTTAAAACCATATTTAAAATGTTTTTGCATTAATTGAAAATTACTTTCTGTCATTACAGGTCCACGATCAATAATTATACGTTGTGGCCAATGTTGGTAGTAGTTATTAAATACATTATCTAGTACATTATCTAATGATCTGTGATCAGGATAATTTTGAAAGACATCAGTTTGTTTAAGTAAAAATAAATCTTTCATTATCTCTAATGTTAAAGAGTTAGCAGTAGCTGCTATGTCTTTATTTTGATTCATAATACTCGCAAACAAAGTATTACCAGATCTAGGTTGTGCGACTAAAAAAAATAACTTACGGGTAGTCCGTTGTTGGTTTGTCATTTTGAGTTAGCTGTTCTTTCTTTTCTGTATTGTTTTCTAATTCACCTGATTTTTTAATTCTTTGTAATGATTGTAATTGACCTATTACATTAAACACTTCATTTTGATCAGAGTGTTCATTTAAAGTTTTAGCTTTTTCGTGGTATTGTCTACCATAAGACTCTAACTGATGTTGGTTAACATCTTTATCATTAAATGATCCATCATTAAATTCTTTTTTCAATTTAGACCACATTTTAATTTCTCTCATTCTATGTTTTGCAACTTTTTCCATAGACGCTTTACTAAATCTAGTTTCGTCTAAATCTATTTGATATTTAGTTCTTTTGTATTCATCTTCTTCTTTATCTATTTTCTTTTCTAACCAAGTTATCTTTGCTTCGTTTCTTCTATAATCAAACGATAAAGTCATTAGGTTATCTAAGTATGATGATTGTTCTCTTACACACTGCCAATATTTTGCAGCTTTAGTTGGATATCTATTGTCCTGTAATACAGAAAACCTTGCTTCTGTTTCTGTTCGAAACATTTGTTTTTTAGTCCAAGTATCACGAAGCTCGTCCACCATACCTTTAAAATCGGTAAGGTCTTGTTGTTCCAATAAATTATTTAAATGAGTTTCTTCTTTTTGTATAATATCTTTAACGTCTTTTTTATCTGTCATTTCTTTATCCTTTATAGTTTTCTCTTATATATATTATCTAAAATATATTACAAGTCTTATGAAGTAGAAAATGTAACTGTTGCTGGACCAGAAGAAAATTCTTCTGATACGCCTGTTGCAGGATCACCACCAGCACCTAACGCTACAGTATTAGTTCCCATTCCTGCCAAACCATTTCTGCCAGTACTCAGATCTCCTGTCTCAGTCCAATTAGTTCCATTCCAAGTTTCTGTTAACTGTCCAGCTGTTGGCACACCATCAGCGCTACCACCAAAAGCTAAAGCTGCTGTAGAAACTCCAGCGCCTGCTAAAGAACGTTTTGACTGATTTAAATCATTTACTTCAGTCCAATTAGTTCCATTCCATAATTCTGTTAATGCTAGTCCTGCTGGAGAAGGAGCATGGTTTCCACCAAATGCCAATGCAGCTGTATTAACATTACTTGCTCCTGCTAAATTATTTCTCCCATAATTCAAATCATTAACTTCAGTCCAGTTAGTTCCATTCCAAGATTCTGTTAATGCAAAAAATTCTGATGTTGGAGGTCCTCCAGTATCTTGATATCCACCAAAACCTAGAGCTGATGTTTGAATTCCTGCACCTGCTATATTTCGTCTCCCAGTATTTAAATCATTTACTTCAGTCCAGTTAGATCCGTTCCAAGTTTCTGTTTTATTTACTTGTCCATTTGGTGGACCTCCTGGAAACCTAAACCCACCAAAAGCTAGAGCAGACGTGTTTGATGCTCCAGCGCCTGCTAAAACTTGTCTAGCAGTATTTAAATCATTAACTTCAGTCCAATTCGTTCCATTATATGATTCTGTTAGTGCAGTTACAGGTGGTGGTTGTCCACCAAAAACTAAACCAGATGTTTGTGTACCTGCTCCTCCCATATTACCTCTTGCAGTATTCATAGTTCCACCTGTTGACCATGATCCAGGATTAATTAAAAAACCTTTTACCTTGTTCGTAGAAGTATTATACCAAAGTTGTCCATTAACAGGATTCGATGGATCTGAAGATACTACTTCTATATTTGTTCCGTGTATTTCTTTGTATGTTGCCATAATATTTTAACTCAAGTCTATTGTTGATACTCCACCACTAACACTCCATTGTTCTACCAATGCTACATCAGAAGGTGTACCAGGTGCTGGTACACCACCAGAAGCTAGTGCTGATGTATTAGTTGCTCCTGCAGAAGCAGCTCTTAATCTTGCAGTATTTAAATCATTTGCTTCTGTCCAATTAGTTCCATTCCATTGTTCTGTTACACCTGCTGGTGTTGCTCCACCATAAGCTAATGCTGATGTTTGAACACCACTACCCATTAAAGCCTCTCTTCCAGTGTTTAAATCGTTAACTTCCGTCCAATTAGATCCATTCCAAGATTCTGTTAAAGGTGTTCCTCCTGCACCACCAATAAGTAAAGCTGCTGTTTGAATTCCTGCTCCAGCTGCCGCATATCTAGGTGTATTTAAATCATTAACTTCAGTCCAGTTAGTTCCATTCCAAGTTTCTACAACATTGGTGCCAGGTGGTAAAAACCCACCCATAGCTATAACTGCTGTGTTACTAGCCCCTGCACCTGCTAATGTTCTTCTTGCTGTATTCAAATCATTAACTTCAGTCCAGTTTGTTCCATTCCATAATTCTGTTGCACCTGCTTGAGTGGTAGGTGGTCCTCCACCAGGAAATCCACCAAAAGTTAAAGTTGATGTAGAAGTTCCAGCTGATCCCGTGCTGTTTCTTGCAGCGTTTAAATTATTTACTTCTGTCCAATTAGTTCCATTCCATACTTCTGTATCTGCAAGGTAAGTTGACGAATATCCTCCAACTACTATGGCAGCTGTAGCTGTACCAGCCCCTGACGTACTTGTTCTTGCTTGATTCAAACTATTAACTGTCGACCAAGCTACTACTGGAGTTCCTAAGTTTACTTTTAACTCTCCAGACGTAGAATTATACCACAAATCTCCAGCGACAGAAGTAGGTGGATCAGAACTTACATTCTGTATTTTAGATCCATGTATGTCTTTGTACGTAGCCATTTAAATTTTTATTCCTCTAATGTTATGTCCGATGGTCTTAGTCTGATAGTTTTTTCTTCATCAGATAAAGCGTCCCATGCAGTTTGTTCTGCAGTGACCACACCGTCAACAATTGCTTGTGCTTCATCCCTTGTTTTAACAGTTCCTAACACTTTATTAATCCAAAGATTTGCATTTTTATTGTGTGCTGGAATCTGCCAAACATTACCAGGATAGCCAGCAAACTTGATTTTAGAAGATTCAGAGTGTTCAATGAATCCTTTACCCCAGTTTTCTGCTACACAGTATTGTTTTGTTTTTGCCATAGTTTCCTCCTTATTAAGATGTTGTAATTGTTTTTGTTACTGTTCCCGGTGAATTAAATTCTTCTGTTACATAAGTAGCACCCGGTTCATATCCAGAAATAGCTAAAGCTGCTGTTGAAGTTCCAGAACCAGCTAAATAACCTCTTGCTGTGTTAAGTGCAGGTTTAGTTGACCAGTTAGTTCCATTCCACGATTCAGTTTTTGCGCTAACAGCTGGTTTCATAGAACCAAATATTAAAGCCGCTGTTGCTGTTCCATTAGATGCCGCTAAACCTGTTCTAGCACCATCACTTAAATCATTTACTTCAGTCCAGTTAGATCCATTCCAAAGTTCAGTTTTTGAACCATGAGGTGTTGGTTCTCCTCCTATAGCTATTGCTGAAGTATTGCTTGCTCCCGATGCCGCTAAAAAATATCTTCCTTGATTCATATTGTTTGTTGCTGTCCAATTTGTTCCATTCCAAGATTCACTAGATGATGAACTATATGGAGAACCTCCTACTGCTAACGCTGAAGTTGACGTTCCATCTCCTGCCATTGCTTCTCTCGCATTATTCAGATCATTTACTTCAGTCCAGTTCGTTCCATTCCATAATTCAGTCACAACCACACTTGGTGATGCAAAACCTCCCCCACATAAAGCAGCTGTTGATGTTCCAGCTCTGGCACCGCCACGTCTTCCTGTATTTAAATTATTTACTTCTGTCCAGTTGGTTCCATTATATAATTCTGTTGAGTTTGTGTTGTCAAAACCTCCTCCAAAAGCTAAAGAAGCAGTTTGTGTTCCTGTTGCCATTAATTGAATTGCTTTATCTCCTGTTCTAGTCATAGTACCACCAGTAGCCCAAGCACCGGCTGCTACTTCTGTAGAAACTCTAAAACTAACCGCACTAGAATTATACCAAACTTGTCCTGTTACAGGAGCAGGTGGGTCTCCAGCCACATTAGTGACCGCAGTCCCAATGCTTTCTTTATAGGTAGCCATGATTATTTATTCTTTAACAACCAACCTTGAGTTCCATCTGTATAGACCAAAGTATTGGCTGCCCTTTCTACTGACACTGTTAGATCAGCAGTTGCACCGTTGATCTTTTCAGAATTTCTTCCAACTGTCATTGTGTTTGAATCAAATGTTCCTGCGTAATCTACAAAAGCAACTTCGTCACCAATTGTAGGTGAGCTTGGAAGCGTCATAGTAACTACGCCACCTGTTGTATTTATAAAATACCCTTCACCTGCAACTGCAGTGAAGTTAGAAGTTTTTACTGCTTGCCATGAAGTACCACCAGATACTTCTGCAAAAGATAAAGTACCTGATCCGTTTGTTTTTAAGAATGTGTCTGCTGATCCGTCAGCATTTGGAAAAGTTAAACCATCAAGAACAATGTTTCCTGAACCATTTGGTGTAATGGCAATATTACCATTAGCTGCGTCTGTAATTTGAATTACTCCGGAGTCTGTTCCACTATTTGTATTTAAAATTAAATCAGTTGCTCCACCCGTAGTTACTGTAAGTGTGCCTGCTCCATTTGAAGTTAATACAGCTGCTGCTCCAGAGTCTCCAACTTTTACTGTATCAGCAGAAGCTACTACATCACCAGTTCCATTTGGCGTAAGTGTGATATCTCCGTTTGCACCATCAGTAATTGTTATTGTACCTGAGTTAGTTCCTGAATTTGTATCTAAAGTTAAATCATGTGCACCGCTTGATGTAAGTGTTGCAGCTGCAGCACCAGTTCCAATTTTAGTTTCACCTGATCCTTTTGGAATAATTGCGACATCTATATTTGTATCTCCACCTGTAGCAGATATTGACGGTGCGTTTCCAGTTGCAGCGTTTGTCATATCAAATTGATTGACTGCTGAACCTGTTGTTTGAAATATTAATTGTTCATTACCATTTTCATCAATGATTCCGTGAGCATCATCAAAAGCAATGTTAAAATCGTTAGTATCTAAGTTACCACCTAGTTGAGGTGATGTATCATCTACAACATCTCCACCTGTTTGAATTTGAATAATATCTGGGTTAGTTCCATCATTTGCTGTTGCAAATAAAATTGCTGTACTTTTATTT